GTCAGAGCCGTTGCTGGTATCAGTCCAGTCAATGTCGATCCCGGTGCCTTCAACGAACTTGACTTCCTTGTTCTCGGTGACCGTGACCTCGGTCCCGTCGCCATCCTCAAGGACGAAACCGGAACCCATCGTGTTCGTGTCTGTTGATGTAATGGTCAGCGTGTCACCTGACATCGCCGTGGTGACATTGGTGCCGCCCGCAATGGTGAGCGTATCACCGGGGGTGATCCCCGTGGATCCGCTATCTCCGGCCACGGTTGTGTCAGATACCGTAAAGGTCAGGTCGTAAGGATCGGAATCTGATCCATCACTGGTGTCCGTCCAGTCGATGTCGATGCCACCACCCTCAACGAACTTGACCTCCTTGGCATTGGAGATCTCCACCTCGGTTCCATCACCGTCTTCGAGAAAGAAACTACTCATTCCCGTAACGCTAATGGTCTGCCAACTGCACGTCCCGTCACCGTCCTCCCGCAAGAACTTGCTGCCCCCGCTCTCTCCGGTGGACACAAGTTCTGTGCCCTCCAGGTTACAGGTGAACGTCAAGTCGTAGGGGTCGCCATCCGTACCGTTACTGGTGTCCGTCCAATCGATGTCGATCCCAGTTCCCTCGACGAACTTCACTTCCTTGGCGTTGGAGATCTCCACCTCGGTTCCATCGCCGTCTTCGAGAAAGAAACTACTCATTCCCGTAACGCTGATGGTCTGCCAACTGCACGTCCCGTCACCGTCTTCTCGGAGGAACTTACTACCCCCGCCCTCACCTGTTGACGCTACTTCGGTCCCTTCGAGATTACAGGAGATGGTGAGATCATACGGATCACCGTCAGACCCATTGCTGGTATCAGTCCAATCGACATCAATACCAGTCCCCTCGACGATCTTAACTTCCTTGTTCTCGGTGATGGTGACTTCAGTACCGTCCCCATCCTCGAGAACAAACCCAGAACCCATCGTGTTCGTGTCTGTTGATGTGACCGTCAGCGTGTCGCCAGACATTGCCGTGGTGACGTTCGTTCCACCAGCAATCGTCAGTGTGTCGCCTGGCGTGATACCTGTGGATCCGCTGTCTCCAGCGACAGTCGTGTCAGAAACCGTGAACGTGAGATCGTAGGGGTCAGCATCAGAGCCAGGACTAACATCGGTCCAGTCGATGTCAATTCCACCACCTTCAACGAACTTCACTTCCTTGTTTTCGGTGATCGCGACTTCAGTACCGTCCCCGTCTTCGAGGACAAACCCAGAACCCATCGTGTTCGTGTCGGTGGACGTGATGGTCAGGGTATCTCCAGACATCGCGGTACTGACGTTTGTACCACCAGCAATCGTCAACGTGTCGCCAGGCGTTATTCCCGTGGACCCGCTGTCCCCAGCGACAGTTGTGTCTGAAACCGTGAAGGTGAGATCGTAGGGATCACCATCTGTTCCGTTGCTCGTATCGGTCCAGTCGATGTCGATACCACCACCCTCAACGAACTTGACCTCCTTGTTCTCGGTGACCGTGACCTCGGTGCCATCCCCGTCCTCCAGCACGAAACCAGATCCCATCGTGTTCGTGTCTGCCGAAGCGATGGTGATAGATCCACTACCGTTGGTGATCGTGACGTTGGTTCCCGCCGTCAGGGTCCCCTTGGCGAGGGTGTTTCCGGTGGTGTTTCCGATGAGGAGTTGTCCATTGGTATAGCTAGTCTGTCCGCTACCTCCGTCACCAACCGCAAGAGTGCCTGTGACTGAGGATGCTCCAAGATCCACGGCGAGTTCAGTGGACTCAATGACAAGTCCACCGTTAGATTTGAGGTCGGTCGAGAAGGTCGTTCCTGAGAGGTCAAGGCCGTCTCCCGCTGAATAAGTTGTATTGGTGTCAGTCGAAGTAACCGTCAGCGTATCGCCAGACATTGCCGTGGTGACGTTGGTCCCGCCCGCAATGGTCACCGTGTCTCCGGGAGTCATCCCCGTCGATCCGCTGTCTCCAGCCACGGTCAAATCTGGAACGGTGAAGGTCAAGTCGAATGGATCAGCATCAGAGCCTGGGGTGACATCGGTCCAGTCGATGTCGATCCCGCCACCCTCAACGAACTTCACTTCCTTGTTCTCAGTGATCGTGACTTCCGTGCCATCGCCATCCTCCAGCACGAAACCAGATCCCATCGTGTTGGCAGTCATGTCAGTCACGACCAGGTCGATGGTGCCGTCCCCGTCCTCGTAGGTCGCGGCTATCCTCGTCTCGGTGTTGCCGTCGAACATCGCACCGACGATGTCCTGGATGTTCTCAGTCGTCACCGCCGTGGACCCGTCAGCTACGTTGAGCATCGTTCTCAGGTTTGCAGGCGTGATCTCCTCGATGACACCAGCACCAGAGGAATCCCGTCCCAGGATCCTGTCCGTTGCCGAGACATTCTGTATCTCCGCATAGACCACTCCCTGGTCCTTGATCGTGACCGCACCGCTGCTGACCGAGAAGTTGTCACTGTGAAAACTGGCAACTCCCCTGTTCGAGGTTGTCGCATTCTCCCCGGCTACGGTGATTGTGTGCAATGTGTTGGTGACATCGATTCCCTCGCCACCAATAAGATCAAACTCGGCCAGGCCCGACGAATCTGCTGCCTTGGCACCAGCCCCACTATCCGTGGTGATGGATACGCCGGTTATGCCAACTTCATCAGTAATTCCCTGCCAACTGCACGTCCCGTCACCATCCTCGCGGAGAAACTTGACACCACTGGACTCTCCAGTGGACTTGAGTTCTGTTCCCTCGAGATCACAGGAAATCGTCAGATCATAAGGATCGCCATCCGTACCGTTGCTCGTGTCAGTCCAGTTGACATCAATGCCGGTCCCTTCAACGATCTTCACTTCCTTGTTCTCGGTGATGGTAACTTCCGTGCCGTCACCATCCTCGAGAATAAAACCCGATCCCATCGTGTTGGTATCGGTTGACGTGATGGTCAACGTGTCGCCCGACATCGCGGTACTGACGTTTGTGCCACCGGCAATCGTTAACGTGTCGCCTGGTGTCATCCCCGTGGAACCTGAATCCCCCGCCACCGTGAGATCAGATATGACAAAGTCCATGTCGCCGGTGCCGTCCTGGTAGGTCACCGAGATGCCGGTCTTGGTTCCACCGCTGGCGACGAGCGCACCGGCGTAGTCTTCCACCTGTTCCTGGGTGAGTTGGGTGTTGGTGTCGGTCGATGTGACCGTCAATGTGTCCCCAGACATCGCTGTGGTGACATTGGTGCCACCAGCAATTGTCAGCGTGTCGCCGGGAGTGATTCCCGTGGAGCCACTGTCACCCGCTACGGTTGTGTCAACGGCAGCAATAGCAGTACCACTCGTCAACTGGATGTCGTTACCAGCATCCGTGGTGAAATAAAGTTGGTTCGGAGTGGCGGTTTTCACCCAGACTTGTCCGTATGCAGCAGTATCCCCATCGGCTGCGGATTGCTCTTTCAGCGTCACGGCACCTTCCACCGTCAACTTCGTGGACGGATCGCTCGTCCCGATGCCCATGTTGCCGGAACTGTCGATCCGCAGTCGCTCGGTCAACGCGCTGCCGGTTGCCAACTTCAGGACCATGCGCATCGGTGCGCCGTAGGCGGCATCAGACACACTGCCATCGACCTCGAAACGAAAGTCGGCAACAGTCTCGTAACCGTTGTTGGCTCCGACGTAGCCCTCGATGAGAAAGTCGCCCAGGTTGTCGTTGTTGCTGATAACCGTTTGGGCATCAAGATCACCGCGGGACTTTCGCAGCGTGACAGCGGTCGGATTGGCCGTATCCTGGATCCGCTCGACCAGTAAACCGCCTCCAGTCGTTTCGGAAAGTAAGTGCAGGATCTTCTCGGGATCATTCGTGCCAAGACCAAGTTCACGAAGGACCGAGTGTTTTCCAGCCAGGTTGTTCTGCGCGCGGCGCATGCGGGCGACACCGCCACCCGCGGGATCGACAAATCGGCACTGCTCGTAGCCGCGATTGACGATGCCCATTCAAATACTCGCCACGAAGAGTTCAACATCGACCGCACTCGCCCCGGGCCTGACCCTGATGCTGTTCACGTCAGCCATAGTCCCGAAACTTGGCGTGGTATCCGCTTCCGCGAGCATCAGGTCGTTTGCACTGCCGAGTACGTGACTGTGACCAGGGTCCAACTTCACTTGGTAAGTCGTCCCAACCGTGACAACGGCAATCTCAACCGAGTTGGTGTCGTCCAGGTTCGTAACCCGAATGTACCGGGAGTCTTCAATGTCGATGGCCCCGGCGGCCTCGTAGACATCGTTGCGAAACTCCGCGATCGTCGTGGTTTGGGATGCGCTGCATGTGATGATCCGTTTCATCACCTCGTTGACCGACGCAATGGTCAGCGTGTTTGTCGCACCCTGGTCGGAACCGTTGAGCGTGATCGTCTCGGTAATCTTGACCGTCAGGGTGGCGGCGGTAACAGTGCTGGTCATCTAAAACGTCCTCGCAAACCGGGGCGATGTTTCGGTGTAGTGGCACTCGACATGCTCCATCGCCCACGTCTGGCTGGCTGTCGTGTTGCCGAATTTCAGGTAGATGGCATGCGCGATCGCCTTGCGGCGTTCGGCTGCATTGTTGCCGGCTGAAAGTGTTGACGTGAAAAACGCCGTCGAACTGTTGTAGGCGTCCTCGGGGTTGTCTCCCCGGTAAACCGACATCGTCACGTTGGCAGACCCCTTGGCGACGACGCTGCGTATCTCGTTGACCCGCACGGCAACCGGTCCCTTCGCAGCAATCGGCCCGAGATAGACATGACTGCTGATCGCCGTACCGTCATCGTCGGCGGCGGCCAGATCCCACTTGCGCAGGTATCCGTCCAGGCCACCCAGCAGGATCGTCCGGTCGCTGGCGGTGTCACCGTCGAAGACGTGAACCGCTCGTGGATCGTGGGACGTGTTGGCAAACTTGTCGATCCACCACGACTCGTTTCGCACGTCGTAGAAGTAATGTTCGACGCTGCTGTCCCCGACCGTCAGCGGTGTGACGAAGACATGCACCCCGCGTTCCCGCTCGTTCCAGGCCAGCCGAATCAGGTTCGTGTCGAGGTTGATCGCAGACAGACGTTCCTCGATGCGTCCAGTTGTGATCTTGGAAATTCCCTGTCCGACCGAGCCGCGATAGACGCCACCGCGTGTGCCGAAGATGTAGAAATTCTTCGATGAGTCCTGGCACCAGGGACGACCCCACGGCGTGCCCACACCCTCGGCCACCCGGTCCAGGCGACCACCCAGCATCGGATCCCCGCTCATCTGCCAGATCGAATGATCGCAGCCGAATATCAACACGTCCTCGCTGACGGGGATCATACAGCGGATCACGTCGGGCGATTTCCCCGCGGGAGCGTTGGTCCCCGAAATCGCCTGGTCCTCGGTCAACACCGTTGGCGAGTAGTTGTAGTCGAAGGGATCATTGATCCTCGACATGTACCACTCCTGCGGATCTCCCGAGACTCCCGAGAGTACGACACGACCTCGCCAGGTCTCGATCAACGTCGCGTACCGGCCCTCGCTGTCAACGGGCAAGGAACCGGAAGTGGTCGCCCAGGCCGTCATCGTCGCCGTCTGGCCCTTGTAGTACTTGATGTTCTTGCCGTCAGCAAAGAACAGGTTCTGCCCGAGTTGCGTCGAGAAGATCACCGGGGCATTCCGGTCCAGGGCCGGCGTCGAGAAATCACCCCCGCTGGCGACCGTGTACCAGTTCTCGTCATCGAATTCCTTGACGATCCCGGAACAAACGGCAATCCGTTTTGTCATTCTCTGGGCAACGGCATTCTCCATGTCCAGGGCGTAAGACGCCGAACAGGTCGCACCGAGTTGACTGTTGGAGCCATGGCTGGCCACCCAGTCAAGAACTGGAGTCGTCGCCTTGGTCATGCGGGCGATGTTGTCGCTGGCGTTGTTGCGGAAGATCCGAAACCCGCCCTCCTCGTCAGCATCGATCGCGTTCCACGTCGTGGTACTGTTCGGATCCTGCGAGTTGATCCTGGCCCCGTCCGCGACTGCGATTGTCGCAAACGAGTGACCGCTGCCGTAGACGTTGCCGCCAACCGCACCGATCCTGGCATTGACCGGATCGTAGGAAATACCGTTCGTTGTTCCCGCACTGGCCTGGGTCCACGACACTGCACCGGCAGCGGTAACTTTCGTCACCTGGTGACTGAACGTCGAAGCGGCACCGACAATGTCGGGAATCGTCCGCGTCAACGTGAAGAAATTGCCCATCCCGTCAGAGGCAATGTCCAGTTCCTGGTTGGTCTGTTTGGGTGCCTGGCCAGAGGCGTAGGGTGCGTAAGACATCAACTCGACGCACATGATCTGTTTGCCGAGTGCGATATCCATCATCTGCAGTGACAACCGTTGGTCGTGTGTCAGCGTGAAGTTGCCACTGCCCGTATTACAGGTAATCGACATCTTCGTGTTCTGGAAGGCGTTGCCCGTCTGCGTCACGGCGATCGTGATATTGCCGGCGATGGTCCCGCCCTTCACCAGGATCGCCACGTCCTGCAGCCCGAGTGTTCCCGTGAATTCGGCAATCACCGCAGCCGTATTCAGTGGCCCACCCGTGCAGCTGACCCGCACATCGCTGCCATCGGTCGCCAGGTGTGACACACCACGCAACGCTGTCTGCACCGTAGACGAGGTAGCCGTCGCATCGATGGTGGCAGTCGTCGTTCCGGTGGTACTCACCTGTCGAGCGGCTGCGCTGTCATTGACGACGACCATGCCCAGCATGCCGCTGTCAGACACCATCAAGTTCTGGATTTTCGACGTGTTCTCGCTCGACGGATAAAAATCCTGGAACTTGGCCGTACTCTGGTTCTCGGAAAGTAGCCAGTAGTCCGACTGGGAACCGTCACCGCTGGTGGTCTCAACGATTGCCCCGTCGGATGTCTTGATGCGGTAAATCGCCTCACCGTTGACTCCGCTGATATCCGAGATCCAGACGTAGAGGATGTTGCCCCAGACAGTCATCCCGCGGACCTGTCGTGTCGCGGATGTCAGGGCCATGACGGGAGAATCATCCGCCGTCCAGTCCCAGAGGTTGGTTCCGTTCTTGTTGTACTTGCGAAGAATCATCTGGTGAGAACCGTTGACCGTGGCGAGGTAGGCGTAGCCGTCCCGGCCCCAGACTGAAATGTTGTACGTCTCGCTGGCAGCACCGAGATTGCTGCCGACCTGGGCACCGAGATTGTCAACCAGGATGCCAGACCCGCCACTGCTGGCAGCCATGACCGCGTGACCGCGTCCCCGCACCGCCTGGAACTGCGGATAGATCAGGTGGTTGATGTCCTGGATCCTGCCATCGGTCGTGTGAGCGGAGGAGTTGTACTTGCTCAACCCCGCTCGCTGGCCACCCCGGTCACGACCCGAGGACTTCGAGTTGAGACCGCTGGCAACATCCGGCGAACTGGCCGGAAACGGGCGCACGTTCTGCGCGTCAACGGTCGTCTTGGGAGGCTGGTCCTCGTAGGCCAGTCCCTCGACGATCCCGCCGACTGGAAATTCCAGTTCGCGCGAGTATCGACGTGGCATCAAACACTCCCGTCACCCGGCCGCGACCTCGTCATACACCAGGCAACCGACGAGGACATTGGCCGCCACCGTCACGTTGAGTGCCTCGCCGGCAGCCGTTTCAAACCAGCCAACTGGACTGAAAGGCAGAACCATGTGGCCTTCAGCGGTGATTGCGACGGTGAATTCACCAGTGAGAGCCGTCGTAGCACTCTTGAATTGAAATGCAGCCGCTGCATCCGAGTCCTGCAAGACCACGATAGCGAGAACGCGGATCTTCGATCCGGTAACCGCAGCAACCAGTTCCCTTGTCCCACCGGCTGCCGCCGATATCGAGGCGTACTGCTGGCCACCGTGGGCGAAGGCGACGTTGCCGAAACCACCCATCGCGGTTGTTGTCGAGGAAACCATTCTTCACTCCCCCCGGTTCAGTTGACCGTCAACTTGTCGATGTTGCTGTCGGTGGCCGATCCCAGGTTGATGTAGATGTGCGCGTCGATGTCGTCATCGGCTGCACCCGAGTTGAAGATCAGGCACGCCTTCGCGTAGCCGGCAGTACCATCAGCCGGGGCATCACCGCCCGCGCTGCCAAGATCCTCGATCACGATCAACTTGTTGCCGACACCGTCAGTCGCAATGACACCAGTCCCGTCCTGCAGATTGTGCCTTGAAGACATATCGTTCTCCTTACGTTCCCTGGCCCTTGTATGTCACACCGCTGCCGTACAGGAGCAGTCGGTGATGCGAAAACATCTCCCGTCCCTCGGAGTCGTCGGCGTTGTAGCCGAGAATTTCAGGTTTGTTGTCCTGCTGGTCGCGGAGAATCGATGTCGCCAACAGGTCTCCGAACTGCTGCCACAGGACTCCACGCTCCCCATCCATTCGGCGTTCCATCTCGGACAGGCAGGAGTACATGATCGTCTCGGTGTGAGCCGGCATGCCGGGGACGTAATCACTGTCACCGATCGGTTTGTCAACGTGAACGCGATATCGATGACTGACCGTTGACGATGAGGTAACAGACGGCCAGAACATAACCTCGTGACGGGTTCCGATATTCGCGTCGGTCTTGTTCCTGGATCGAATCGCCGCAAACTGGGGATCGCCGCTGGCATGGTTGAAGTCACGCTGTCGCAGTTCTCGAATACGCGCCTCGCCAACAACCTTGCACGTGTACCAGGCGTTATCTTTCTGCGCGAACGTGAATGACCCGATGATCGATCCGAAATCATCAGGGAGATCGTAGTCGTCCTTGTGCAGCGAGTAACTGGTGCTGGCAGCCACGTCCTCACCGGGGTTGTTGTTGCTGGCGAGCAGGATCACCGTGTCGCTGACGCGGGTCGCGACACCGTAATCTGTACCGCTGATCTCGATCTCGCCCTCGATCGCCCATGACGGCCAGGTTCCACCCGAGAGGGTCACCTGGAGTTCGTGGGTGCCCCCGGTGTAATCGAAGGCAATCGTCCCGGTTGAATACGGGGCCTCGGTGCTGATCGAGTCCTGTTTGTACAGGAAGGACCAGTCGTGTGCCTTACCGCCCAGGGCCGGCGGATGATACATCTGCCGCAACCCCGATTCGCAGATCGAATCGATCAGACCCTTCTTGTCCGCATCGGTCTCGTCGGTGTAGCCGGTGATGCCACCACCCATCGCCTCCTGGTAGACGCGATTGCGTATGTCGCCCCAGGTCATCGACAGGGTCGGTTCAGCCACTGGGTACTACCTCGACCTTTTTCTTCTTCCTTGCAATCGAATTCGTCCGCGGCGGTGGCGCGTTGGACATCTCGGCAATCAACGCGAGAATCCAAGGGTCGGGATGACTCGCCCCGTTGAGCAAGGCAACCCGGTCACTGATCCGGTCATAGAACCTGACCGTCTGCTCGGGAACCTCCGCGCCGAGCAACAGTCCCAGTTTCATGTGGGTATTTCTGTCCATGATGAAAAAGGGGGGGCAGGACAGGCTGTGATTGACCTACCCCCCCCTCTGCAGAGAGAGTTTCGAGAGGACTCAGTTGACTTCCGCGAATGCCATCCAACTCATGGTGACAACCGTTGTGTCATCGGCGTAGAAAGCAAAGATCGGGATCAGATCCGACTCTGCCGGCAGATACGCATCGTCCAGGGAGACGGCAAGGCCGATCTGCGCATTGTCGATGAAGAACCGGATGTTGCGTCCGTCGCAGTTCATGCCCAACTTGATGAACGTGGCATCAGCCAGGCTCGCGGCGGTTGTCGTGTGCAACCCGGTGGCTGCGGTTGACGGAATTGCCGAACCGTCAGTCTTGTAGAGAATGTCGATGTCGGCGTCTTCCGGTTTGCGGAATCCAAGGAACGACACGTTCGACACGACCACTTCGCCGGCAGTGAAAACCGTATTCGCTGCGAATGCGTCCACGCCAGCGTCCGCACGCGAGGTCAGTCCAGCAGCAAACCCGTGGCTCGCAGCAGTCGCCTGGGAAAAGCAGACCTCGTATCCCCAACGACGCTTCTGCGTGAAGTCGGCGTTGCAGTTGGGGAAACCGAGTACCCAACCCTTGTTGTTCGCCGGGGTGATCTTCCAGCCGCGATCCGCAGCGGCCAGGGCAGACGTATTCGACGCTTCGGCAGCGATGAGATCGCCACCAGTCTCGGCCATGACACCAGCTGCGGCACACCCAGGCATCGAAATCGGATTGGCCACTCGGCCATTTCCGCCGATCAGGGACGCACAGGACCGCAGCGGAATGTTGCCCCAGACGTTGGGGCTGAGTTGAAGTGGGACGCTCGATGCGTCTTTGTACGGCATGTTGGATGTCATCAATCATCTCCCGGTACTGCCAAGCGCGGATTCAATCCTCCCGCCCCGCATGGCAGTGATAGCGGGGTCGGGAGGTAACGGTTTCACTCACTCAGCCGGAATCACTCCTTCTACTTGCTCAGGACGAAGTTCCTTCGGCGATCGACGCAGAAGAAATTGTACGTGCAGTCGGTGTACTGCGTGATCGTCCTGTGGTGCAGCGGGTGCGGTGCGACCTTGGTTTCCTTCAGGTACTCGCCCGAAAGAAAACAAGGTTTAAACACGGCCCAATTAATCCCGTAGATCGGGTTGGTCGTGTCCACGGTGCCGCTGTTGTTGTCGAAGTACGACACCCACTCGACCGGGATGCGACGGAAATGAACGTCCCCGTCCTTCGAGGCAACATCGTTGCCGAGATTGTCGTTCTGCGATTCCAGGATCTCTTCGAGAGTCCCCAGCACCGTGTAGTCGGTGTAGAAACCGTACTGGTTTCCCGTGTTCGAGAACGGACCATCGACGGGAGGACGGAACGAAGTCTTCGTCGCAGCTTCGCGCCATTTGCGGATCAGATCCGATTTTCCGACCGAAACATACTGACTTGTCCAGTTGGCCCATCTGGCGTATGTCGTTTGACTCAAACCACCTACGTCGGAGAACCCACTCGGATGTCCACCGTTGAACCCCGTCGTGTTGTTCTTGACGATCCAGTACGGAACGCCGTAAGGCGCGAGCGTGTCGGACGAACTGCTGGGCGCGCCCCAGAAGTTCGACTCCATCAGTTCCGCGAGGTCGGTCATCGCGTCAACCCGCGAGGTTGACAGGAGACTGACCAGTTGGGACGGGGAACGGTTCATCGAAATGATCCGTTCTTCCAGTGCCCAGTGCGTTTCCGAGTGTCGCCAGGGCACGTTGCCCGTCTTCTGCGTGTCGGCAGTCGTCGGATTGTCGGTCTCGTTGAGTTTCACGTTCCGAGCAGCCTGGTTCGAGAATACTCGAACATTGAACTGGTGCCCGTAGCCGGAACCGAACGTAACCGCCTTCTTCTTCAGGATTTTGGGCATCGCGATGTGGTTCTGATTGTCCACAACGATGTCTGCCCACGTCTTCTTCTCCAGATGCCGCAACGTGGTCGTTACGAGATCCGTGTAGTCGTCAGCCTGGTAAGGCATGTCGGACCCTCCGTATTAGCTCGGGAAGGAGTCTATCGAGTCATCGAGGGTGGAATGTTCCCGTTGCCAGGTTGCGGCAGCCCGAATCGCAGCCTCGTAGCCACGATCCGAAACGTCCTCCTGGCGGGTGGGAACTGCAGAGGACTGCTCTGCCACCTTCCGCGACTGTTTCGACGCCTTCGCCAATGCGTTTTTAGTGAATTGATCACTGAACAAGGAATTCGCAGCCCGTGAAATCAGCTGCTGGAACGACGGAACTTCCTCGCCGTTCTGTATTTGGACCTGTCCGTCGCGAGTAGCTGCATTCGCGACCTTGATCCGGTTCTCGGCCAGTTCCTGCGAGAGTGAATTCAACCGCCCCCGGCCAAAAAGGTTTTCGTCCATCGTGTCCATGATGGCATCCATCTCCCGGCCAGCCGCCTCGGCCTGGATCATCTGGTGCTGCTGGTACATCGCCTGGTTCTGTTGCTGAAGAGCAACCAGGCGTTGTTCCTGCTCCTGGAAACGACGATTGACATGTTCGTTCATCTGCAACACGCCGTCGTCGTAATCCTCCGGTTCCGCGAAGAAGTAGTCGCCGGCTGGCTGTTGCTGCTGACCCTGTGCGGGTTGTTGCTGACCCTGTGCGGGTTGTTGCTGACCCTGTGCGGGTTGTTGCTG